TTACCAGCTGGAGCAGCCGCACAATTAAATTCAGCAATAAGCTCAATGAGTTCAGGCGGTGCAGTACCTATCAAGCTACCTACAGTTGCTATTAATACAAATGATCGTAGTGAACTAACTGCACAAGTTACTAGTATATTAGGTAATTCTAAAATACCAGCGCCAAACTTTGCTGGTGCTAGTGAAGATGCATATAAAGCCGGACTATCTAAACTTGAACAAAAGGCTCAAAAAAGAAAAGAAATTCAGACTAAAATAGATGCTAAGTTTGTTGAAATTACGGCAGCTAAAAAAGAAGTTGATTCAGCTAGCGCCGCATATACTGAAGCAAAAAATAATTTGCCCGCAGGAGATCCGGCAATTGAGGCAGCAATAGCAACTACTAAGTCTGCAACAGAAAAACTATATGCACTACGTTCAGAAAACTATGACTTAATTAATCAATTAGCAAGTGCATAAATATAATATAGGATAAAACATGCCATCATACATTGGATTCAGTACAATTAACGCTAACAAGCCCCGATCTACTAATTTACCAGCAGGTATTGCAGGTGGTGTAGGTTCTATGGTACAACCAGTTATACCTGGTAAAAAGTATAGATTAGTTGACCGACAACTTGTAATTCAAGATTTTATTAACGCATTGAATATACAACAGGGTCAAAAAGTAGGGAATCCTGCATATGGAACTACTCTTTGGAGCTTTGTTTTTGAACCAAATACGTTTGATGTTCAAAACAAATTAGAGACTGAAATTAGACGAGTTGCTAATCAAGATCCAAGAATGATAGTTAATACTGTTAGTGCTTACCCTCAAGAAAACGGCATATTAATTGAAGTAGAATTAGCGGTTACTCCGTTTAATAATGCAGAAATGCTTAGTGTTTTCTTCAATAATAGTACAAATACTGCAGTAATTCAGTAATCTTCCAAAAGTGGGGTTTTCATTTAAGATAAATACTTAAAAGAGAATACCACTATGGCAACCAGCTCACGACAATCAGCATTATTCGGCGTCAACGATTGGAAGGCAATCTATCAAACCTTCCGTGAAGCCGATTTCCGTTCATACGATTATGAAACACTACGTAAAAGTTTCATTGACTATCTACGTGTTTACTATCCGGAAACTTTTAACGATTATATTGAATCAAGTGAATTCATTGCATTAATGGACGTTATGGCCTTTATGGGTCAAGGTCTAGCTTTCCGTAGTGATTTAAATGCACGTGAAAACTTTATTGATACTGCCGAACGTAGAGATAGTGTTGTTAAACTAGCCAACCTAGTTAGCTATACTCCTAAACGTAATCTTGCTGGCCAAGGCTATATCAAAGTAGTAAGCATTCAAACAAGTGAAAATATCACAGACTTAAATGGTTTTAATTTAAGTAATCAAACTGTATTGTGGAATGATCCTGCTAACGTTAATTGGTTAGAACAATTTAATACAATTATCAATGCTACTTTAATTAATACACAACGTATTGGACGTCCAGGTAATACTGCACAGATATCTGGTATTAAAACAGATGAGTATGCTATTAATATTCCACCAACTACATTACCAATTGTACCATTTACTGCAGTAGTAGATAACCAATCAATGAATTTTGAATTAGTTAGTTCAACCACATTAAATGAAGATTATGTTTATGAGATTCCACCTGCACCAAGTGGTAGAATGAACATGGCTTACCGTAATGATAAATTGGGTTATGGTAGTCCAAATACAGGTTTCTTCTTTTATTTTAAACAAGGAATCTTGCAGAATTTTGATTTCAATTTAGCACAACAAATTGCAAATCAAGTAGTTGATATTGATATTCAGGGTATCAACAATACAGATACATGGTTATATCAGTTGAGTACTGACAACAGTTCAACAACTACTAGAACATTATGGAATCAAGTAGAGAATGTTTATGCAGATGCATATTTACAAACAGAGAATAGTGTTCGCAGAATATTTTCTGTAGGCTCTAGATTCAATGACCAAGTTAGTTACGTTTTCGGTGATGGAGTATTTTCCGAGATTCCAGTAGGAACATTTAGAGCATATGTACGTGCAGGTAATGCATTGACATATACTATTGATCCAACTGAGATGCAAAATCTATCAGTTACATTAAGTTATATTAGTAGGGTAGGACGAACAGAAACACTTACATTAGGATTAGAATTACAGACACCGGTGTCAAACGCACAGGCAAGAGAAACATTATCAAACATTAAACAACGTGCCCCTTCCCGCTACTACACCCAGAACAGAATGGTTAATGGAGAAGATTACAACAATTTCCCATATACATTATACAGTTCTATTATTAAAAGCAAAGCTATTAACCGTAGTTCTGTTGGTGTATCAAAAAACTTAGACTTGTTAGACCCAACCGGAAAATACTCCAGCACGAATTCATTTGCTAGTGATGGTGGCATGTACCAAGATAGTACTAATGGTAATACATTATTAACAATTACTACCACCGGCGATATTATTACTTTTTTAACAGACTCATTAGCTGTTCTATTAGCAGATAATCGTGCAAGACAATATTATATACAAAACTATACACGATATAGTGTTAATACAGCATCAGGTGATGGAACAGTATATTGGGAAGAACAAACAGTTGATGCTAATAGTTTAACTGGTTATTTCTACAATATTAATGGTAGTGATAATACTCCTATCCCAATTGGAACGTACTCTACTCATAATATGAAATACGCTACAAAAGGAGCAATGATTAAATTTGTTGCACCTAGTGGATATTATTTTAGTGAAACAAACCGTTTAATAGCAGGTATTGCAAGCCCATCTGACAAAACTTATATATGGACTACCGTATTAAATGTAGTGGGTGATGGTTATAATAACGGTGAGGGCGCATTCAGTAATGGTACTGGGCCAGTAACATTAAACGGATATGTACCACAAGGTGCAATAGTAACTACTATATTACCTGCATTTGATAACTCACTCCCTAACATTGTAATACAAGAATGCGTTGTTAGAATGGAACTTAATCAAAGTTTTAGTTTAATATTTGATAACAGTTTAACTATAGCACAAGATCGTTGGAGTATAGGTGCATATAATGCTAGTAACTATTTTATAAACTTTTTAAGTTCAGGTAACAACCGTTACAGTATATCATATCGCTCATTAACATATTACTTTGGTAGTGTGGCTGATACACGTTTTACGTTTGAAACTGGCAAACTAGTATATGATCCGTTTAGTGGAAAAATATTACAAGACTTTGTTAAAGTATTAGCAACTAATACACAATTTAATAGTAACTATGCATTGGCTGCACCTGTATCTACTAGTATCATTGGTCAAACAGTAGAGAGTGACGGTTATATTAATGACTTTGAAGTAGAAATTGCAAGCATAGATGTTAATGATAGAACACTTGTTAGTAATCCAGATTTCTTTACTGAAGTTACTGGTTATGTAACTGGTAATACTAATATAGGTGTTTATACTTTCTTTGAACTTATACAAGATGCTATTAATCTTTCACGTTATCAATTGATAGCATCAAGTACCGTGGTATACCAATACCCCACTAAGACTCAAATTGAAGTAGTTAAATATGAGTACCCAGAAGGTCAATTATTTTATGCATACAGTGATAATTTATTTTATAGAACTATTCAAGACCAAACAGTCAATACTCTTTATTATGTTGTAACAGAACAACCTCAATATATTATGAAACCGGGACGTCAAGGATTGCAATTCCAATATCGTCATAATAGTAATAACACTACACGTATTGATCCAGCTACTACAAATATTATTGATTTATATCTAGTAACACAATCCTATTATACTGCTTATCAAAATTGGTTACAAGATATTACTGATACAGTACCAATGCCAGATAAACCTACAATCAATGAACTATCACAATCATATGGTTCATTAAATGATTACAAAATGTTAAGTGATAGTGTTATATTAAATAGCGTAGTATTTTTGCCATTATTTGGACCTAAAGCTCCTGAACTATTAAGAGCAACTGTTAAAGTCATTAGAGCAAATAATACTAATGCCAGTGATAGTGAAATTCGCAGTGCCGTTCTTTCTGCAATGAATGCATACTTTGATATTAATAATTGGAATTTTGGTGACACTTTTTACTTTAGTGAATTAAGTGCATACTTACATGCCCAAGTTGGTGAATTAATTAGTTCAGCAGTATTAGTGCCGAATGATCCTACAATGAGTTTTGGAGATTTATATGAAATTAAATCTGCTCCTTACGAAATATTTGCAAATGGTGCGACAGCAAATGATGTGGTAGTGATTGCGGCACTTACACCAGCTCAATTACAAATAAGATAAGTACTATATAACATAGAGAGAAATAATGGCAACAAGAATTAGAACATTAAATTTTCTACCTGAAATATTTAAAACGCCGACTAATAGTCAATTTTTAAATGCAACGTTGGATCAAATAGTAGACCAGCCTAATACTAAACGCATAGAAGGCTATATAGGAAGTAGATTTGGTTATGGAGTCAATGCTAAAAATTATTATGTTACTGAACCTACCAAAACAAGAACTGATTATCAACTTGATCCGGGTGTAACGTTCCTTAAAAAAGATACTAACACTGCACAAGATTTTATTAGCTACCCGGGTATTATTGATGGATTAGAATTAGAAGGTGGTGTTGTTAATGATAACAACAGATTATTCACAAGTCAATTCTATTCATGGGATAGTTTTACTAACCTAGATAAAATTATTAATTTTAATCAATACTATTGGATACCTGAAGGTCCTGAAGCGGTAACTGTTAGTACTGATACTGTTTATAATGCTACTGATTATATTGTTGTAAGTAACCCTAATGGTTACCTTATAACAGCAGATGGTCAAGCACAGGGTTCTACTAACCCATCATTAACTTTATTGCGTGGTGGTACGTATAGATTCAGTGTTAATCAAAATAGTCAATTTTGGATTCAAGGCGCACCGGGTGTAACCGGATTTGATCCTACACAACTTAATGTACAAACACGTGATGTATTAGGTGTTGACAATAACGGAGCAGAAGTGGGTATTGTAACATTTACTGTACCTTTTAAAAATGCTCAAGATCAATATATTTTTCCCGGTAATAACAGGGTAGATGTAGTATCAACATTAACATATGATGAAGTTAACGGTGTATTAGTAAGTAGCTTAGAAAACGGCATAGATGGTATTACTTCACTTGAAGGTCTTACATTAATGTTCTATAATACCGGTGTACAATCATTAGTTGATGCCGGCTCATTTGAAGTTGGTAGCACTTACACTATAGATACACTTGGTACTACTGATTTTACGTTAATTGGTGCAACTTCTAACACAGTAGGTGAATCATTTATTGCGACTGGTGTTGGTACAGGCACTGGAGCTGCAATTGTATTAACTGGATATATATCAAAATTCTTTGATACTACAACCTATGATGAAGAAACACCAAGTTCAGGGACACAAACAGTTAGTACTAATAGCGGTCCAGTTACATTTCCTGTAGGGGGCGCACCGTATACTCCGCCTGGTGATAGTACAAATTTTGCAAACTCAGAAGGTGGATATTACACAGATATATCAGCTACTTTTTATACAATTACCTATGAAGGTGATCCAACTGACCCTGTAATTAGATTAGTTAATACCGGTACTATTCCTGTTGAAGAAAAAATTACTGCTAATTTTGGTACAGAATGGATTGGTAGAACATTTTATAGAAATACCAGCGACACTGTATCATTAATACCTTATATGAGTGCTATACTTGATACTTTATATTATCAAGACGGTACCTCAGGTAATAAAGTAGGACAAATTAGATTAATTTCTAGTAACACTACTAATCGTATTGATGTATTAACAGACATTATTGGCAAACAAAACTACACAGCACCAAATGGTGTAGTATTTACTAATGGATTAAAAGTTATATTCTCCGGAGATATATATCCTTCAAGTTATGAAGGTACTAGATTTTATGTAGAAGGAGTTGGTACTGCAATAGAATTAATTCCAGTGACAGATTTGATAGCACCAGAACCATTTACATCTGGTACTTATATTCCCTTTGACACAACCCCGTATGACATAGGTAATTATGATATAAATTTATACATACCTGTCACACCAGATTATATTACTATTTCAAGAAATAGTATTGATAAAAACGCATGGTCTCGTAGTAATAGATGGTTTCACATTGACGTAATTAATGCAACAGCATCATACAATAGTAATCCGGAATTAATATCCCTTTATGCTACCTCGGACAATAAAGCTAAACGTCCTATTATTGAATTTTATCCTAATCTACGAATGTTTGATTCGGGTATTATTGGAAAACCACCTATAGATTTTATTGATTTTCGCACAACAGATGCTCCTAATCAAGTAGCAGGACAAGAAAATTATTATCCTGACGTTGAAGTCTATACTGGATATAATGCCACTATCAACGGTACTACTGGTACTAGCACAACTATTACTATACTTGCAAGTAATGTGTTCTCAAAAACTGGGCCTGGCACATTTCAAATTGGTCAATATATAAACGATAGTACAAATATTCTTCCAAGAAATACTCAAATTACTAATATTTCAGGAACAACAACTATAACGTTAACAGTAGAGTGGGAATTTTCGCAAACAATAGGATCTACTGCAGTGGCATCATTAATTGCCAACGATACTAATAATGACAGTTATGCAGTGTTTGACGGAGCAAGAATTGTTTTTGCAGCCGATGAAAATCTAAACATACGAAATAAAATATATATTGTTAGATTTTCTACATTAATACCAGGCGATAGTCCAGTAATTACATTAACACAGGCAGATGATGGTCTTGTTTTAGCAAATGAGCAAACAGTTGCATTCAGAGGATATAATTATCAAGGTATGGATTTTTACTTTGATGGTGTTGATTGGCAAGAAGCTCAACAAAAAACGACAGTAAATCAACCACCTTTATTTGATATATTTGATGATAACGGAATAAGTTTTGGTGATAGCACCGTTTACATTGGTACATCATTTGCAGGTAATAAACTATTTGCATATGGTATTGGATCGGGAAATGATGATGCAATATTGGGCTTCCCTTTATTGTATAGTTCTATTGATAATGTAGGTGATATTAGCTTTGACACATCACTTAATTCTGCAACATTCAACTATGTCAGTGGTACTACTCCTATTACACAAAAAGTTAACACGGGATATATTTATAATTATTCTGACTTGACAACATCGGTAAGACAATTAGGATGGCAAACAGCAGTAGGACCAAGTGTACAATACCAAATATTTGAATTTAACTACTATGCTAATAATCCTGTAACAACATATACATGTGATATTGCTAAACTAGCAAATACAGATAGTGCATGGCCTACTATACAACTTTTTGTAAACAATAAAATACAATATTCAACCGCCTATACAGTAGAAACCACATCGTCACAAACAATCGTAACCTTCACAGTGCCTGACCCATTAGTAGATACTGTAGTTGAAATATTATTATTAAGTGATCAGGTAAGTGAAACTGCATATTATAGTATACCTTCTAATTTAAACAATAACCCATTGAATGCAGATATTACGGTAGTTAATGTAGGTGATATTCGTGGTCAATATCAGAGTAGCTTTTACAATAATCCAAACACAACTGGTGATGTATTTGGTGCAAACAATTACCGTGATTTAGGTAATATGGTACCATATGGTAATAAGATTATTCAGAATAGCGCAAGTTTAGTGTTACCTGGTGCATTTTTACGTAAACAGAGTCATAATCTATTCAATGCGTTATTATATAACAGTAGAGAATACATTACTTTTAAAACTTTATTAATTGATACAGTTAATTCTACTGATTTTAGTACAAGATTATCTCCTTCAACTATGTTAGATGATGCATTAGATAAAATTACTGCTTCAAAAACAGATAGTAATAGTTTCTTTTGGAGTGATATGTTGCCATCAAAAGCGGCATATATCACCAATACATACAGTTTTGCAAATGCATTAGATATAAGTATATATCCATTAAGTAAAGTATATAATTTTGCTACGGCTAATTATAATAGTGTATTGGTTTACTTAACTAATACATCCGGAATAATTAGTCAATTAATACGCGGAGTTGATTATACAGTAAGTACAGATACACCATCATTAACTGTCACATTAGATTTGGATCCAGGTGATCAAATCACTATTAAAGAATATAATCAAACATATGGTAGTTATGTTCCAAATACTCCTACTAAATTAGGTTTATATCCATCAACTATACCCGCAGTTGTATTAGATTCTGCTTACGCTCAACCAACATATTTTATTGTAGGGCATGATGGTTCATATAATAAACTATATGGTGATTACATTAACGGCATATTAATTGATTTTAGAGACCAAGTATTGTTTGAGTATGAGAAACGTGTATACAATAACTTAAAATTAAGTAATGTTATTCCTGTACAAGAATATGAAGTATTACCAGGGTTCTTTAGAGAGACTGATTATAGTTATGACGAAATTTTACAGATTTACTCATCTAGCTTTTTAGATTGGGTAGGACAAAATAGAATCAATTACAAAACTCAGTTCTATAATGCCAATAATGAATATACCTATAATTATAATCAAACTGGTAACAAGATAAACCAACAAGTTATTCTACAGGGGTATTGGAGAGGTATATATGAATATTTCTATGATACTAGTAATCCAGATACTAGTCCATGGGAAATGTTAGGCTTTACTGACCAACCATCATGGTGGGCAACACGTTATGGTTCTGCTCCGTATACTAGCGATAACTTAGTTTTGTGGAATGATTTGGCACAGGGTATTGATTGGAATAATGGTAATCCAATTGTTATTACCCAAGCAATTCGTCCAGAATTATTACAAGTATTACCAGTAGATAGTCAGGGTAATTTAGTATCACCCTTTGTTTCTATTGTAGGTAATTATAGCAACAACACACTTAACCGTGATTGGGTAGTCGGTGATGTTGGCCCTGCAGAATTTAGTTATCGTAGAAGTAGTAGTTGGCCATTTGATTTAATGCGTATACTAGCATTAACAAAGCCGGCTAACTTCTTTAATTTAGGAGTTGATGTTGATAATTACAAATACAACGAAGAATTTAATCAGTATTTGGTAAATAATCGTAGTCATTTAATAATAAGTGATGTACAAATTTACGGCAACGGTATTGCTAAAACAAGTTATATTAATTGGGTAGTTGATTATGAAAAACAAGTAGGCATTGATGCAACTAATAATGTTAGTGATTTATTAAACAACATTGATGTTAGATTAGTTTATAGACTTGCTGGCTTTAGTGATAAAAACTTATTAAAGTTTTATGTTGAAAAATCTACAGCAAATAGCAATAACAGTAGTTTATTAATTCCTGATGAAAGCTATCAGGTATTGCTATATGATAACCAACCCTTTGACCGTATTACATACAGTGGCGTAGTAATACAATTAACAAATAACGGTTATTATAAAGTATATGGTAATAGTCAAACTAATGCATATTTTAAAATATTACTACCTAAAATAAATGGAAATTATGACAGAGTATCAGTTCAGGGATTGAGTGTTCAGTTAGCTAAAGATTATTATACAACTCCAACAGTTGTATCGTATGGTACTGAATTTTATACTATACAAGAAGTAGCGCAGTTCTTAGAAGGATATGGCAGATATTTGGCAAGTCAAGGTGTATTGTTTGACCAAATTGAATCTGGGTTAGAAGTTAGTTGGAGACAAATGGTTGCCGAATACTTATATTGGGCGCAAACAGGATGGGAGTCTGGAAGTATTGTTAACATCAATCCAGCCGCTACTCTAATTTCTATTAATAAAGATAGTTATATTGTACAACCATTAACATTACAGAGACAAAATTTTGTACTAAATCAAAACTTATATCCAATACAAAGTACTGATTTGAGTATTATACGTGACGGTACTGCATTCACAGCACAACCATTAAACCAAGGTGATACTATTGCCTATGGACAATTTAATATTAGTAATTTTGAACATGGTATTGTTTTTGACAACGTTACTGTATTTGACGATGTAATTTATAATTTAGCAACAGGATTAAGACAAAGCCGCATTACTGTACGAGGAACAAAAACTGCAGAATGGAACGGTACTATTGATGCTCAAGGATTTATTTTAAATCAAGATAACATACTTGATTGGGATAAAACAGTAAAATATACAACAGGTAGCATAGTTAAATATAAAAACAAATATTGGATTGCTACTACTATTATACAACCTAAACAATTGTTTGAGGAACGTGAGTGGAAGCAAACAGATTACAACGAAATACAAAAAGGTTTGTTACCAAATACAAGCACACGTTCGTTTGAAAGCACAATTTATTATGATGTAAATCGTGCTAATTTAGAAAATGATGCAGACCTATTAAGTTTTAGTTTGATTGGTTATCGTCCACGTGATTATCTAGCACTTGCAGATTTGACTGATATTACACAAATTAATGTTTATAAAAACTTTATTAAAAACAAAGGAACATTAAATGCAGCCAGTGCATTTAAGGGAGCTAATTTACCACAGGGTGGTATTGATTATGATATATATGAAAACTGGGCTATCAAGTCAGGTGAATTTGGCGGTGTATTGAATAGCAACTTTATTGATTTTAAATTAAATCAATCACTATTAACAGGCAATCCAAGTATTGTTGGGTTGACTAACGGAATATCTACTGATGGAGTACAACAAGAAGTACCATTATATAGTTTATATAATTATGGACGTCCGGTAAATAGTACAGACGTACTGCCATTATTACCTACTAATACCCCTTCGTATTTGTTACCAGATGCAGGCTATGCTAACTTTAATGATATGCGTATTGCGGCATACTATTATACTAATTTACCAACTAGTACATCACCGCGTGGTGTATTGACACCTTTATCACAATTATATGTAGGGCAATATATTTGGTTAGCCGATTATCAAGGTACTTGGCAAGTAATGACCCCGGTTAGTTTAGGTCAAGTAATATTTGCAAAAAACAATTTAAATGGTACTGTTACGTTAACATTTAATAATCCTCATGGATTGACAAAATATCAACCATTTGCAGTTGTTAACTTTAATGATAGTTTAAACGGATATTACATAGTTAATACAGTAATTGATTTAAATAATATATTAGTTAATGTGACATTAGATCCATCAATCACTTCTATATTTGGTCAGGGTATTGGATTTAAATTCCAATCTCAACGTGTAGCGACTCCTAGTGATATTATTGATTTACCTTTATTGAACACAGAATTTGTTAAAACCAAAGTTTGGGTAGATACAAATAATGATGGCGATTGGGCAGTATATCGCAAAAGTATTAATTACGGCTATGATTCAGAATTAATTAAAAACGGTTCTGAAACGTTTGGTAGTGCAGTAGCGTATACTGACACCTTGGGTTATTTAATTGGTGATGCCGACGCAGGAGTTGCATACCGTTATTCATATAATACACTATTTGATAGATATGAGTTGCTACAAACAATTACATCATCATCTTCATTTGGTACAACTATTGCTTATGCAAATGATATATTTGTTATATCACAACCTACAGGTACTCCTGCAGTTTATGTTTATCAATTAGTAGTTAGTATAACAGTTGATGAATTACAGTCATTACAATCTGCTATAGCTGCTCCAGTTGGTGTAACTGAGTGGGGTAAAGCAATTGCTATCTCCGGCGACGCTAATTGGTTATATATATCAGCAGTAACATCGTCTACTAGTTTAGTATATGTGTATCGTTATTCAACTATCACAGAAGAATATGAATACTCTACAACTATTAATTTGGGCTTAACAAATGATGATAACTTTGGTTACTCTATTGCAACAGATTATTATGGTGACACAGTAGTAATCGGTACACCTGATAAAAACTATGATGGTTCAATTGAAAACTGGGGCTACACATATGTATACGATAGAACCGTACAAAATGTTGAATCACAATTTACAAGTTTGCCAGATGTTCCGCAAACGTTTACGTTAGCTTGGTCTCCTGCTACAACTACAATATCAGTTACTGCTACTAATTCAGGTACAGATCAATTGACATGTGCAGATAGTTCTGGTTTAGTTGTTAACAGTCCAATAGTATTTACGGGTACAGTGTTTGGTGGAGTGTCATTGAATACAGTCTATTACATAGTAGCTAAACCTACAGGAACTACATTTACTATATCCACTGAGCAAGGTGGTTCAGTAGAACAATTGAATACAGGTACAGGGACAATGAGTGCTGTACAACAAAATACTCCTATATATGTAAGTGTAAATGGTACTATAATTGATGACTCTAATTACTATAACATAGGAACTACTCTTAGTATTATTCAAAGCTTAAGAGCCGGTGATATTATTAATATTAGTAGTAACAACTTTGTATTATGTCAAACTCTTACTACTGAAACAACACCTAAAATTGGTGTACAATTTGGTAATAGTGTTGACACAAATACCTATGCTACTGAAATATTAGTTGGAGCTCCTTTTGAATTAAACAGTCAAAATCAAGAAGGTGCGGTCTATCGCTACACTAACGGTGGTGGCAAGTACGGTATGATTATTGGTACATCAGATTGTGCAATTACCACTACTAGGATTATTTTAATTAATGGTTATATAGTAACATTAACTGCAGGCAATGCATCAACCGTTGCTAATATAATTAATCAAGCAAATATTACTAATGTACAAGCATCTGAGCAATTAGATAATTTAGGGATCCCTACAGGCAAGTTAATTATTAGCTTAATAAATACTTCATTGGCATCAGTTAATGATAAACTTAATGTTACTGTATTGAATACATCTACGTGGGCAGAATTAGGATTTAATACTTATACACAAACACAAATTATTACCGACCCACATATACAAGGTACTACTCAGTTTGGTAATGTGGTTAAATTCAATGAATTTAATTCATTCGTAGTAAGTGCACCAACAGCAACCCGTTATCAAGCAACAACATTTGATTCTACCGATGACGAAGATTATGACAATGACACACTGTTTGACAACAATGCTACACAATGGGTTGATACTTATAGAAATGCTGGTGCGGTATACATGTTTGACTACCTATCAGTATATAATGAATCGTTAGCAAATTGTGGTAATTTTGTATATGCACAGAGTACTAATGATATTAATGAAACATATGGCAGTCAGCCAATGTTTGGACATGCGGTAGATTTTAACGCATCACATGTAGTTATCGGGACACCTAACTTTAAACCAGATACTATTGCAGGACAACTTATAACATATATTAATGCTACAGGTACCCCTGATTGGAGTGTGTATAGAAATTCAAACCCGGTTGTTGATACCAATAGAATTCAAAACATACAATTATATAGTGCAATTACCAATAACACATTAGACAATTTAGATTATATTGACCCATTGCAAGGTAAAATATTAGGATCTGTACGTCAAAATATTGATGTGATATCTAATGTTGATCCAGCTGGTTATAATAGTCCTAATATTAATAAGGGTGCAATGGTTTGGGGAGCAGTACAAATTGGACAAATATGGTTTAATACAAGTACTACACGATTTGTAAATTACCATCAAAATGACATAGTATATGATAGCAAATGGTGGGGTCAAGTATTCCCAGGAAGTGATGTAACAGTATACAGTTGGATAACAAGTGATGTTCCTCCTATAAGTTATGCTGGTCCAGGCACTGTGTTTGATGTAGAGTCATATGCAATTGAATACACCTTAAATGCTTCCGGTGTACTGACTCCGATGTATTACTATTGGGTTAGAAATACTAATATTATATTCACTAAAACAGGAAAAACTTTAGCAGATAGTATTATTCAATCATATATTGCTTCTCCTATTAACTCTGGGATTAGTTATTTTGCACCACTAGAACAAGATATATATGGATTATATAATTGCGGTGATAATATCAATGCAAATGATACCGTATTACATATTGGTTTTTCAACCGGAACTAATGATGATGTTTCACATAGTTTATATAACTTAATTCGTACTAACTATGCGGATGACTTCTTACCAGGATTACCTACTACTAATGGATTGGATGTTCCTGAATCATTATATGATAGAATGTTAGATAGTTTGTGCGGAGTAGATGAATCAGGCGGTGTTGTTCCTGATCCGTATCTACCGAAACCAGTACAATATGGTATCTATGCTAGACCAAGACAAAGTTTCTTTGTTAATAGATTCTTAGCATTGAAAAATTATTTGACATACGCTAATGATGTATTAGCACAATATCCTATTACCGAAACAAGAAATGCTAGTTTCTTAAATACACAAAACCCAACAATTATAGAAACCATTGTTGCAGGTAATTGTCAAGCCAATGTAACATATACTATTGTAACTGTAGGAGATGTAAACTGGACTAGTATAGGCGCCGCAAGTAATACTGCAGGTATCACGTTTATTGCTACTGGACCGGCAACCGGCTCTAGTAGAAATACAGGTACTGCATCATTCTTAGCATTTGCTGAAGGTGCTAAGTATAATACAGCCGATTATTGGAATTATATTAATTGGTGGGCTACTGGATATGATGATAACACCAAATCAGCACTACAGGTTCCTATCTATGCTGATTTAGCAACAATAGATGCAACGCCAGGATTAATTGTAACTGTCACTACTAATGGTGATGGTAAGTCTGAAGTCTATGTTTATACTAATTTAAATGTGTGGGAACGTATAGGTCTACAAGATGGCACTATTGAGTTTAGTAGTGACTTGTGGGATTATTCAACTGCTAGATTGGGATTTGGAGATAATTTCTTTGATACCACTCCGTATGATACATATCCATCGCAGGAAACTCGTAGTATTGTAAGAGCATTAAATGAAGAAATTTATACCAATGAGTTATTGCTTTATAGAAACAAAAGTTTAGTATTATTATTTGAATATATTCAAAGTGAAACAATTGAATCACAAAATTATTTACCGTGGTTAAATAAAACATCGTTTATTGATGTTGGCCATACTATACGTGAATTATTACCACTAGAAGTATTCCGATCAGATAATCAAGATTTCTTGGCAGGATATATTAATGAAGTTAAACCTTATCATGTAGTTATTAAAGAGTTCTTATTTAAATATACA